CTCTCGCACCAAAGATATAACCTTGAAATGACGTAGCTACGTGGTTTCAAGGTTTTTCTTTTGCCCTTTTGGGGTTTATTTGGGGTTTATTTTATTTTTCACCCTTTATAAACGCAAAAATCCCCGGATTACCACAATTAAAGTGATATCCGGGGATCATTATTTATAAAGTTTGAAAGTTATTTTAAAGTTTGATTTAATCTTTAAAACTTACTTCGCCGCGAGCACATAGCAAGCTCTTATTGTTCTTGAGCCTGCCAACCCGTCAACCTCGAGCTTAGCCGCTCTTTGTACCTGCTTTGTCGCTTCAACGGTGCCGTCGCCGAAAATATTGTTATCGTCAACACCCTGTGCAATGATGCCTTTCTTCTTGAGCAGCGCAAGAAGCTGCTTGTAAGCGTAAACGCCCTCATTGCTATCGCCTTTTTTAAAATATCCTCTTGTCATATCGTTACCTCTTATATCTTGTGATTTAATGGTTTCGGTCGGTTTTGTTTCTGACGGCTTTGTAGCGCCGCCTTTAATCTTTGTCGGATAATCAACATAGCAGTAATTCATATCAACATTACCGCTTATACCGTTGACTTTACCTGACGAGGTGTACTGCCATATTCCGTATGATTTTTTGTAGGTGTTCTTATCGTTGTACTGAGCGACCCACTTTGCTTTTCTGTCGTACCACGAATCTGTCAGACGTGTCTTAAACCAGTTTGTGTTGGCATAAATTCCCGCCCAGTAGCCGGCTTTTTCAATTCCGTTAACAAAAACTTTTGCCATTTTTAGAATTGTTGAATTTGACTGACTGCCCGTAGTTGCTTCGTCCTCAAGGTCATAGTAGACAGGGTAGGACGGCTTTTTGCCTTTGAGCAGTTTAAGGCAGTTATCAAGCTCTCTTTTCGCTTCTTCAACAGATTCGGCATAGCTGAAATAGTATGCGCCCCAGGGGATTCCGACCCGCTCACATTCCTTAACATTTCGCTCGAAATACGAATCTACACCTCCGTTGCCGTAGCCGCAGCGAATGATTGCGAATTTAATTCCCGAAGCTTTAACCTTGTTCCAGTCAATTTCCTTCTGCCAATATGACACATCAACGCCTTTAGTTGCCATTGTCGTCACCTCCGTTCAAAATATTGTCCGCCGTCTGTGCGTTCTTGGTGAAGCTGTTGTTCTTCCACCATGCGACGATTGATGCGCCGACGGTGAATATGTAGGTTACATACTCCTGCCATTGTTCAATGTCGATTGCTTCGCTTCTCTTGCCGAGAATAACGGCAAGCTGGCTGATAAGCGCAAGCAGAAGAACTATTGTTCTCGCCCATGTCTGCGCCGTTACACCTTTAATGTTAATCTTTTTCATTGTGATTCCTCCTTAGTCTTTCTGATTGATATGCTCTAAATCGCTGATACGGTGATCTGCGACCTTTGCCTTTTCTTCGAGCACCGGCACACGTCGAGCAAAATTGTTATGCTCCCTCACCTCACGGGTGAGCTCCTCAATTTTTGTGTCCGTGACTGCCTGTGCTTTTTCAAGCTCCTTTGCCATTTTAGCGTTGGCAGCAAGGTTACTGATAACCACTCCGATGAGCGATAATACACCCGTGATGATTGCTGCGATGATTCCCTCCATGCCGCACCTCACATCAGCCCAAGGGCTTTAAGAATTACGGCACAAATCGGCAGAATCACATTAAATGCGATTGCCGATGCACCGACGTAGATAATTGTGTCTATGATTTTGTTTCCTGTTGGTGTCATGTTATGATTCCTCCTTAATTAAATATGGTTCGTCATTTCTTAATTTATTTCTTCATTAATAGTTATAACTGCATTTTCAATACTAATTTGCACGTTTTCACTGTTACCTAAATATGCACTGGACACTCTTATGTATTTTGCATTATTAAACATGGACGAAGTGCCATCAAACGTAAACGTAAGAGTTCCTTCGAAGTTTGTTCCCGACCATTCGTAATCTCCAGAAATAAAATTATTATTCAGGAAATCGTCAAGATACTTAAATCGGTTGAACGATTTGTCAGCATTATAAAAACATAAGTGACTGTAATAATGATTATTCGGGTCATTATAGGTCGATTTGTTAAACACATATTTAATCCGAACGACGTCACCTTTTGTGACGGGAATTAATCCTGTACACCAATAGCCTGGATTATCAACTTCTGTTAGTCCATCCGTATTATCTATATAGGTACCAGCTTTGTAACCAGAATTATTGTAAACATTTCCGCTTGTATCAACGGAGGTTGATATTAAGTTAGTATAAGAAGCTGGAGGCGTAACAGAAGCATGTAGAGGAACTTCAAAGTTCTCGCCTCTACCGATACGAATCACATTTATTTTTTCTGTTGCATAATTGGCAATAATAGCATTCACGGAACTTTCGGTAGTGGTGCCGACTGTATCGGTTAATCCGCTTCGATTATGATGACTATCAGTTTCACAAAGAATAATCGGTATACCGCCAGTGGTGCGACCCGTATAGTCTCTATGACAGTGTCCGCCTATGCAAAATTCGACCTTTGCTGTACAGCTTGAAAACTCGCCGTGTCTTGCATTATAGTTGTCGAACAAATTGACAATGCCTTCTACTCCTACACCATAGCCTTTTATAGGAATAGGTCTAACGTTATATTGGTCATAATCAGGTTCGTACCATATATGCGATATTGCCACAATATGCCAATTATCGGGAGCTGTTTTTAATGCTTCTTTTATAAACGTTGTCTGACTAATATTAATACCTATATAAGCGGTATCCAAGTATAAATATCTCGTTTTCTCACAAGGCTCGTCAATGTAGTAATACATGTCTCCGTCTCCGCCTTGTACTATGTTCGGGGTTTCTTCAGCAGCTAACAAGAAAGAATATATATAATCGGTCGAGAACAAGTTGTTTGTAGCAGCTCCGTCGTCATGATTACCCACGACGCTATGATGGTTCGGCAATTCCCTAACCTGTTTTCTCCACTCCCATAAATACTTCATAACATCTCTGTCAGTACCTTCGGAATTTACAATATCGCCACCGAATACTGTCTTATTTATCGGAGTATTATTATATAAATACTTTAAAAGCATTGGTGCTTTTTTTGCGCCATAATCCCAATGTGCATCTGTGTAAAACAAAAACGCAGATTTATTACGACCGGCCGCTTCCATTACTTCGCGAATTTTATCTGCTTTTGTTTGTAAGTGTGTGAGCCAATATGAAGGAATGGACTCGCCTATACTGACGTCAATCGTTTTAGCTTCTGAACCATCATAAGTTGTAGTTGCGTTACCAACTTTAATTGTTAGAGCATTGGGGTTTTTAAGTGATTCTGGAATAGTAGGAACTTCAGATTTTTTAGCGTATTCGGCTAAACTTTCGAGAATTTCGCTTTTCTTAGCATACTCAATTAGACTCTGATGCTTAGTGAGATAGCCTGAGTCATTTTCAAGTTCAGATACCTTGGTAGGAACTGTCGGAATCTCGGTTTTCTTAGCATAGTCAACTAAACTCTGATGTTCAGTGAGATAACCCGAGTCGTTATTAAGCTGAGAGACTTTAGTTGGAATCTCGGTTTTCTTAGCATACTCAACCAGACTCTGATGTTCAGTAAGATAACCTGAGTCATTTTCAAGTTCAGATACCTTGGTAGGAACTGTCGGAATCTCGGTTTTCTTAGCATACTCAACTAAACTCTGATGTTCAGTGAGATAGCCTGAATCGTTTTCAAACGCAGATACCTTAGTAGGTATTGTAGGAATCTCACTCTTTTTTGCATATTCAGTTAAACTTTGGTGTTCCGTGAGAAATCCCGAATCATTTTCAAGCTGAGAGACTTTTTTTGGTATGTTTGTGATTGCCTTTTTAACGTTTGCGATCAGGGTGTCTAAACGTGTTTTAATATCATCCGTCATACAACCGCCTCCTGTTCAAAAATATTTTCAAGCCCGCTTAACAGATAGGTTAACTCTTCCGCATCTCCGACAACCGCCGATCCGGCGACACCTAAAATGGTAACGCCATCGACAATGTTTTCTGGCTTGATGTTACTGTCTATTGCCGCTGTGACGGCTTTAACTGTAACCGACTGTATTCCGTCGGCACTTAAATCTCCGCTACTCGCCGCATAATATGTTTCATCTTCGACTTTAGGCGTAACGGTCAAATCTACCAATGAGGGCTTTACATTGACGTAGATTTGCGTCCAGTATTCAGCTTCGGCGTCGGGGTCTACATTGATTTCCGTACCATAAAAGCCATTCGACGAAATTCCAATACTGCGAGGGCTTAGACCCTTTATATTGACCTGAGATATGGCATTTTTACCGTCGGGAGGACCTATTGCAACGTCATTTGCATAAGTCTTGTCAACAGTCACTTCCCCGGCATTGAGCAATTTCGCGGCGGCGATCCGCTTAACAATATCGCTGATTGTGACACCCGTCAGATCCTCCCCAAACAGCTTTGACGCCGCCTCCACAAGCTCGGTAAAAATGTTTTTACCGAAGTCAAGCGTCGGAAACAGCGTAAACTTAAGCGGGAATGATTCCCATTTAACCTTGTCATCTTTTAGAAATTGGACGGCGAGGGTGAGCTCAGTGTCTGTTGTCAGATCAGGGCCGATAACAAGCTCGGTGCCGGTGATGTCAACAAGGTAACTTCCAGACTTGTTGTTAAGGACAGCTCGCATTGTGTAATTTTCGATGTTGTCACCGTTGATATCTGACGGTTTGACAAATTCCAGGATAGTGGAGTTTTTCTCGCCCACGACACCGATGACATTGCTGCGCAAGGTGTTACGCTGAGTTTTTTCAACAAGTTCGTGCGTAGGTTTAATTATTATTGTCTTTTTCATCTGCCTGACCCTCCGTCGGCTGAGCTTTTTCGGCCTGTTCGTCTGCAAGCTCGGTGAGAGCCTCCAGCTTGCCAACAAGCTTATTCTGCTGGGAGATCAGTTGATCTTGTATTTGAGCAAGCTGCTGAATTTTTGAAACCGTTTCGTCAATTTCCGCTTTCACTGATGATATCTTTTCTTCAAGAGTCATGATGCTACGTTCCTTTCTGTCATGGATGATAAGTATTTACTTTATTCTTTAATGAAGCAAAATCTGTTGCTAATTGATTATGTTTTTTTACAAGATCATTGTATCCTTTTACAAGATTGTTGTAGTTCGTTGTAAGCGACTTTAAATTGTTTTCAATACCGATACATTTATCTTTTAACGAATAATACTCGGCACAATTTCCGGTAGTACTATTTGTTTTTGTAATAATCGCAATATCATTAACGAGTATTCTGCCTGTTATAAATTCATATCCTTCGTTAGTTATTCTCAGCGTTCTTGTCGTCATTGCTCTATTGCCTGATGCGTCAATTCCGAGTCTCGAAAAGGCAACATCGAGATCGCAATAATCATTCCAACTGAGAGTTCGATTTCCCTCGCTATCAGGTTCTGAGTGCGTTGCGTTAAACATTCTTTGAAAAACATCGATTCTTGCTGTTGCTGTTCCGGCCGTACTATTAGGCCAAAGCTCCATAGCTATTGTTGGGCTTGAAGCTCTTGAACCAATTCCAACTTTGAGAAAAGCCGGAAATTCGTATGCCGTTTTGGCATATTGAACTTTTCGGCAGTGAACCAAACCTGCAAATAAGTTTCTTTGATTTGAATTCGTGTATAAAATTCCATCAAGGATGTGAAGATCTGTAATTTTTGTGCTTCCGTCGTCTGGGTTTGTTCCCTCAATTGCAATGTGATTATCTGCAGTTTGACCGATGCGGCCAGAATGCTTGCCGCCATAATACAAATCCAAATGACCTGAGCTAAGTATAGTTTTCGTTTCGGATATCGCACCGCTAACAACTTGGCTGTTAACCAAATTGATCAGCAGATCTCCACTGTCCGACATAATGGTATCCGACTTTATCAAATTTGCCGAAATGCTTCTTGCTGTCACATTGTTAATGATCAGCTTTCCGTCGTCTCCGAGAAAAGCCGCAGTGTACGGACCGTTGTATCCATTTGGAGAGTAGGAAAGACCGGCGGAGTTCCAACGGTACAGCTTTCGCGCCGTTTCAAGCTTGTCTGAGTCACACAATAAAAGAAGCTCTTGCGGATTTTTTGACGGATTGAGCACAACATGACCGCCTGAGGCTCCGGTAATCTTCTTTGTCATATCGTCAAGCTCGTCCTGAAATTTCTGCTCGAGCGCCGAAGTGTCAGGCACCTGAGAGGCTCTTTTTAATGCTTCATCGGCTGTTCGCTGGGTTTGCTTTATAACATCTGCAAAGTTTGAACTGGGTGTGCCGAGCTCGAGCGAGACGTATTTTTCCCCGATTGCGTCGTAGACGGTTTTAACAACTTTCATCGTGACGGAAACGTCCATCAGAGTGTTGATGACTTTGACTGTGTCGCAGAGCGAGACAGTTTCGAACACAGTTACATACCCGGAATGTGCGGATTTTGACAGATCAATCATCGAAACGGTCATAGATCCATCAACAGCGTTAATATCGTTGTTCTCGAGGTATTCGAGGACGTGAGCGCGAAGAGTTGTTTCATTTTTCTCTTCTCCGTCATCAAAATAGCTTGTGAAATCCATTGTCAGGATTCTTTCGTCAATTCCGCTGTGATTGTCGACGTGTATTGTTCCCTCGGTCAGGGTTGTTGTCTTGTCGTTGTCGGTAAAATACGGAAAAATACCGGTGTAAGAATTTTCAACCGAAAGTGTGAGCTTCATATCCGTCATATTTTTGCCGTATCTGATGGATACGCCTTTATTGACGCCGCGAGATTTATGGAGCTTAACTTTGAAATTATCGAACTCATATTCGCCGCCGAAGCAGTCGAGCACAGATCCTCTTATTCCACCAAGAGCCGCACGAGCCGAGCACAATTCGGCGCCGAATTGTGCGACTGTTGTAATGTTGCAGAAATCTGCGGAAAATTTATGCGGACCGTTTATGTTTTCGTTTGCCGCAGACAAGACCCTGTCAATAGCTGCGAGGGCGGTTGTCTTTGACGGGGCGAGTGTTTTAATCGGATAGTGTGACAACTTATATGAGATGTGCTCTCCGTTGACGGTGACTGTACCAAGAATCGGTTTAGACACCGAATAGATCCGGAATAACTGGAATTTACCTTTGATGTTAGGTTTTGCTTTGATGTACTTTTCAACGGCGATGTCCTTAAAGTATTTTCCGGAGACCGGGTACTCTAACACAAGTTCATAAATGCCGTTTCTTGCTTCCGTGACCTCACATTTTATTGCATCTTTCAAAAAGGCGACCCGTGTATCCGGGTCGGATAAAAGAATCGGTGTCATAGTGTCCTCCAATACGGATAGACTTTTGCACTCTTCGCATTCAGAACGCAAATATTGTTTTCTCCGGGAGTTAGCTCGGGCCAGTCGTCCGAGTTATATCCTGAATTAAGGTTGTGAGACACCGAATAGCACGACTCAGAACGGCTGTCAATATTTACTTCTGTGAAGGCGGTCGGCATCTTAAAGCTGTATGATTTTGAGTTGATCATTATTGTTAGAAGAGTCCCGGCAGATGCGGTTATATAAAACTTTGGGAGCGCAGGATAATCATATGGATTATTAAGTGTTGTCATAGCGGAGCTGCTCGCAGAGACCGATCTTGCGATTATTCCTCTGATGTCATATTTGTACGGCTCACAATCAAAAGTCAAATTTGCGTGTCCTACGTTAAGCAGATCCTCTTCGAAAGATGTTTCGTTGAGGACTGCGGCAAATCTGTAAAAGAAAGGGTCGTAGCTGTCTGTTAACTCTTGATATCCGATCTGAGCGAGCATTTTTTTAATATTAGCAAAATTGCCGTCAATGTCGGAACAGCCGACCTTATATGTGCGTGTCACGTTTAAAAAGCACCCGTTATCTTGGATAACGTCCCCAGAGCGTCCGGGGACGTGTGTTTTTGTTGTGTCTCTTTGAGGGATTGCCGGTGCCGGACGCTTTTCTATGTACAATTTGCAGTCCTCGTGGGAATCAAATCCGCCGAAAATAAATTTGTTCATTACGCAAACGCCTCCAATTTTCTCTTGACATTGTTGTAAATTTGTCTGCTCAATTCCTCAGCAGTGTTTTCAAGTTCCGAGTTTGTTCCCGGAGCTCCACTTACGGAAATATTGATATTAAAGTTAAAAACCTTGCCTGATGTTGAGGGTGCAGATATACCAAGCGCCGAGCCGAACGTGTCAAGGTTTTTCCTTGCAGCTGCTTTTATGCTGACGCCTACATTGCCGTCAGTGTCCGTCGGCAAAAGATCGCCGAATTTTTTACGCACCGTTTGCATTGAGCGGGTCAAGCCCTGTATAAATCCTTTTCCGCTGAATACGCCGATCTCGTCAAAAACCGTAGACGGAGAGTGTATTCCGAGCTTGTCTCGCAAGGCATTTACAACGGAGCTTCCGAGATTTTTGACGGAATTGACCGCAAGATGCAGCGAATTTTTTAATCCACGGATTAAGCCGAGGATAAGATTTTTACCGATATCGGCAAAAACAGTCGACGGTGAGTGGATTCCGAAAAAAGCCTTGAAATTGTCAAGCATTGTTTTGCCGAGCTGCTTGATTGTAGACCATACAAGAGCTCGGTTGTCCCATAAGCCTTTAATCAAGCCCTTGATAAGCTGGAATCCCGCCTCAACAAGCTGAGGCATCATCTGCAACAGTCCGTTTGCGATTTCGAGAGTTATACGGATTGCGGCATTGATAATTTTTTGGAGCTGCTCAGGATTTTTGAGCATTCCGACGATCGAGTCCACAAGATAGAGAGTGGCATCAATTATTGATGTTATTGTGTCATCCTCAGTAAGGGCATTGGCAAGGGTTGAAACAATCGTGACTGCCGCCTGAATAAGAGGTTTAAGGTTTTGCGTTATAGCGTTGACAAGCTGATTGATCAGCTCGGTTGCTACCGGGATGAGCTGTGGCAGCAGTGTAGAGACCGTCTCGGAAATAGCAGGACCAACATTTTTAACGATCGTAATGATCCTCGGAATGATGTTTTTGCCGGCGGTAATAACGCTATCGGTGAAGTTGCCTACAAGCTGATGGATGTTTGCTTTTTCGTCCGCAAGACCTGTGATGAGATTTTTAAAGGTGGATTTTACCGCCTTTATAGAGCCTTGAATCGTTGTCGACGCTTCCTTGGCGGTTGTACCCGTAATGCCGAGGTTCGTCTGGATAACGTGGATAGCTTGATATACGTCGTTAAGGCTTGAAATATCATATTTCTGCCCGGAAATTTTTGAGGCGTCGGAAAGCAGACGCTCCATCTCTTTCTGTGTGCCGCCGTAACCGAGCTTGAGATTGTCAAGCATTGTGTAGTTTTGCTTTGCAAAGCCTTGATAGGCGTTTTGGATAGATGCCATATCGGTGCCCATTTTATTGGCATTGTCAGACATATCCGTTATTGCCATATCCGCAACTTTGGCCGCTTTCGCTGTATCGCCGTTGAGGCTCTGTAGCAAGCTCGCCGAAAAGCTTGTTACTGTTTCCATGTACTCATTCGCCGTCAAGCCGGCTGTCTTGTATGCGTTATTCGCATATTTAACAACCTCATTCGATGAGCTTTTAAAGAGCGTCTCGACGCCACCAACAAGCTGCTCGTAATCACCGAAGCCTTCGATTGACGCCTTAACAGCTTTTGCGATGCCTTTGCCAACAGCAACAGCAGTGGTACCGAGTGCTGCCATGCTGGCAACTGTAGCTTTAAACGTGATTTTCGCAAGCTTACCGGCAGCGGAAACGATACGTCCAAGCCCTTTAACGGCAGGCGGCATGTTATCTTTCATTTCTGAGATTTTTGATTTAATGTCTTTGAATACGGTTTCGACTTTCCTTAGTCCTTTGGTCTGCTTTTCGACGTCACCAAGACGGTCATTCATTTTAGCAAGTTCCGCTTCTGCTTCATTAAGTGAAGCCTTCCACTTGTTGACTTCTTTTGAATTTTCACCGTATTTTTTCGTCGCACTCTTAACGGCTCCGCGGAGCGTGTTAATTTTAGCTGTTTGCTGTTCAATCTGACTTTTAAGATTTTTCTTTTCAGCAGTAAGAGCTTTTAAGCTTTTGGAGTTGCTGCCAAACTCGGCCGTGCTTTTCTTCATTTCGGAGCGAAGCACTTTCATCGAAGAATTGATATCGGAAATTGCTTTTCGATATTCTTTTTCTCCTCCAAGCTTGATCGTTGCACCTATTGTTTTACTTTTTGCCACCGCTTTCACCTCCTAAGCCGTAAAAATCAATGTATTCATTGTATAGAGCGATTATTTCGCTCGGCGTCATGTGCAATGTTTCGGCCGTAGAAAAACCGAGTACGCATTTTCCAATAAAAAACAATCGTTTAACGCTTACTCGGTTTTCGAGTTTTTTGCTTCCGGCAATTCTCCGAATTCTTCAACCATCTCGTCAGTGACAACTATCTCATTGCCCTCATCGTCAAGCTCCGGCGAGCTACTCTCCGCAGAAAGTCCTAAAACTTCTTTCATTGCTTCCGAATAATATTCGAGATTGCTCTTTCCAATCAGCAATCCGAAATACTCAAGCGGGATCGCCTTTTCATGGGTACCGTTTTTTAGGTTATTTCGTGCGATTGCATCGTTTACAAGCCACGAAATGATTTTCTTAGCGTTAGTCACTTCGTTAGCCTCTTCATCTGAAAGTCTTTCCACCTTGTCGAGAACATCTAACGAGGCGGCCACGTTATATATTTTGCCGTCAAATTCAAGCTCGACGGTTTTTAATTCTGAGTTAGTTATGTGTGCTTTCATATAAAATCAGGGCGCATTAAAGCGCCCTTACCCACCTTTCTTATTCTGTCTGTGCATTCGTGTTGCTCTCACCGGGGATCGTGCCACTGTCTCCGGTTGACGCCGTAGTAAAAGCGGCGCTTGTCCGTGCGACAAGTTCAGCGAGAACCGTTTTAGCGTTCGCAAGAGTTTTGAGCCCGAATACTCTTGTTCTCCACTTTCCGTCTATGTCTTTGTAGGCCTTTCCGGAAATGGTAGGTGTTGAGAATGTAATATTTTCGCCCTTCGTCTGGATCTTATCTTCGGGCAGCTCGAACTTGACTCGGTGCAGCATATATACATTGTAGGACGTAGTGCCGTCCTTAATGGATGCATATATGAAGCCATATGTGCCATAGTTAGAATCTGTGCTTCCGTCTTCAGTGACGAAAACTGCGGTATATTCCTTGAGCTCGCTTTTTTTGAGACCAAAAATCTCAACAGCTGCTTCAATCGCGATTTCGTCAATGTTGAGCGTGACTTCTGCGCTGTCAAACTCTCTGATCTGCTCGGCGATTTCATCATCGGCATACAGAAGTGCTTCTTTGAAGTTTGGCTTGACTGTTACTTCAATCATCTTGCCGATCGTTACAGCATCGCCGACGTTTTTTGAGTCGGCAAGCTTGTTTGACGTGCATTTTGCAAACGTCGAGCCGCAAGCTTTGAATTTTGCCATATCTTATTCCTCCGTTTCGTAATCTTCACTGAGAGTTGAAACCTCAGCGATATAATGAGTGTAATTTGTTTCAGCTTCGTATTGCTCATAAACGTCGCCGACTGTGAAATCGGCGTTTTTGAGCAACTTTAAAAGTTTTCTTTTCTTCTGAGATTGTTTACTTTTCACAAACAAATGAACGTTGCATTCGCATATAGTGATCTGAGCTTCATTGTCGGCCGATATTTCAGGACTTTCAACAATGCCCTCATAAATTCCGTAATCTTCGCCGTTGCCTTGATAATAGCCTGGGTAAAACGTTATATTCAATTCTGAGAGCGTCTCGTCCAGTTTTTGAATAAGTGTCATAGTTCGACCTCCTTATTGTAAACCTCGTTCATCTTGTCAAATACGGCTTTTTCGGTGCCTTTGATGACTTTTTCGATAATCGGTGTAGGCTTTTGACCGTGCGAATTGCCGAATTCAAGAGAAGCGAGCTTCTCCATGTTGCGAACCGCCTTTTTGCGGGTATAGGCTTTGCCGCTTTTGGCAATTGTTGTCGTGCTTTTGCCTGTTGGACGAACTACAACGACATTGTCACCGCTTTTGTTTCTCTTAGGCTTAGTCGGTTTTACAGAGTTAACAAGCTCGGCGGTTTGCCTGTGTATATTTAGCTCACTTTTCATTGAGCTTACAACGATTGGACTTGCTTCTTTCAGCATTTTTTCAGAAACTGCCTCTGTGTCCGAGAGCTTCTCTAAGCCCTTAAAAATGTCATCGTCAAAATCAAGCTGAAAATCCGCCATTTATGCACCTCATATCCGAGCACGTAAGTTCAATTGCATCTTCATTCAAGCTGTACGATTCTTTGATCTCAAAGCATTTGCTTTTAAATCTTAAGAATTGCTCGCCCTGATACTCGGATTTTTGAATCCTTACCGTGAGCGTTGCGTTGTATCCTCGACGATATGCAGAGTCTTTTTGCTGACGTTTAACAGATGATACATCCGCAAAAACCTCTGATTCGGAAATAATGCTGAGGGTCGGATAACCCTCAGCATCTTTTACGGTTTTTCCACAGATGAGCGTAACGACATTATTCATCTGTATCATTGTCAGCCCTCCTATAACCCTTGGAGGACATTAACGTTGATTTAACGGAGTTGTACCGCTGTTCATAGAGTTTAGCCTCCTCAATGTCGTGGGTGTATCTTGACCTACACCACAATTTAATTGCATTAACTATGTTGCGGTCAAGTACGCAATCATCATCAACACTAACGCCGCATAAGGATAAGTCAGCAACACAAGAGTCGATGTTATCGGATATATCCTCATCAAGCTCGGCGTGCCTTATTCTCAGGTCCGTTTTGATTTTTTGGATAATAGTAGGGCTTGCCATCGTAAGCCTCCGATCAAGCTGAAGCCGGAATTGTCAGTGAGACAAAGCCGTTCTTTGCAACGACATCGGCGCCGAGGCTGACAGATCCGAGAATTGTATCCATAAGCGACGTAAATGCAAATTCCTCAGAAACCTTAACCTGGTAGTCGGTAAAGAGATCAAGCTCAAGGCACTGCGGATTTCCGTAGAACATTGTCGGAATAGCCGCCGAACCCTGTACGGTATCAACGCAAGCTGCAAGCTCGGAGCAAATGCAATACTTGATCGCAAGTCCGCCGTCTTTGATGATGCCGACATTCGGGTTTGATCCGTCAGGTACAATCTCATAGACTTTCTTTTTGTCCTGCGTTCCTCTGATTTTGCCGATGGCGCGAAGATCCTTTTTGTTAAGGAAAAGCACTGCTTCTCCGACAACGCTTTCATCTCCGCCGTATTCAAGGAGAAAGTCAGTAAGGCTGTTTTCGTCAAGGATGCCCTTTTTCGCAGAAGAAACAGATGCGTCGACGGCTTTGTTGAGGGCTGATGCCTTGAGCTTGGAGATAACAAGTTTAACGGCCGCCTTGCGGAGCGAAATAAGAGCCTGCTCCTGAACCTTAGCCTCATACTGGAGCGGCGTCTGGTTCTTTGCCTGCTCCGAAATCTGAGCATATGTAGCGAGCGTTTTCGGCGTGATTTCGACATAGCCGAATGTTGCTTCCTTAGCGGTTGCCGCTGAACCCTCTGTATGTTCTGCCGCTGCATCGGCGTCTGTGTCGATGTAAGCAACCTTGTTTGATCCCATACCGCCGCAATCAACAATCTTTACAAGATCGATGATTGAACTGTGCTTTGCGCCGACGGTATCATTGATTCCGCTGACTGCCGTAGGCGTTGCCAACTTACCGGAGCTCACAAGCGCCGCTCTGAGCTGAGTTGTAGCGATGCTTGTCCTTTTTGTCGATGCAAACTTTTTCGCCCTCTCCTCGAAATTCTCAGCATCGGTATTACCGCCGATATCGACAGATGTACCGATGGAGCCGTCAGCGATTTTCTGACGGAGTTGCTGGTAATTCTGGATATTTTCAAGGATTTTATTCCTTTCGGCTAAAAGCTGGTCAGCCTCTGTGTTGAGAGCGTCGATGTTCTCAACGTTCTCGTCGGAATCAACTATACCCTTGATCTCGGCGAGTCTTTCTTCAATTTCTTTGAGTCTTTTGTTCTTCATAAAGATCCTCCAATTTTTAATTTGATTTCAAGTTTTTTTCGTTTATTCTCAAGCTCTGCATCTCTCCGTGCTTTCAGACTGATCACTCCGTCAGCCCAAGAACGAGCATTGATTTCAGTATCGTTGTTCGCCGGAATGCTCACGGCGGACACATCGTAGATTTTTTTGACAGTTCGGTGTGTAAATGTCCTCGTCTTTGGATCATAATCATAATCTCCAACCGCAAATCTCCACGACATTTTGGTAATCATACCTGCACAAATCTCATCGTAGAGAGTTCGGGCGGCTTCGGTTTTTCCGAGATCTGCGGCAAAAAACAAGCCTTCGTCTCTCGGCTCGACAATAAGAGTTTTATTGCTTATCCTTGCAAGGACTTTCCCTGCGTGATCATAAAGATATATAACGTCCGTTATATCGCAATTTGCAAAACAACTCCTGTCAAATTGCTCGTAATAATCATTTTCGCCGTCATTAAAGAGGACATAAGGCTCATAGCGTGCCGCATAGCCCTCTATGTAGTAGTTGGTGTCAATGAGCTTCTGACCGGAACCGGCGCCGAATATCGGCATATACCTTGTTTGACAATTATTTTTAAATTTTGTTTTATGATTCGGGGTCATTGTTTATCTCTCCTTTTTTGTTATCCGTTGTAACCGTATCAGCCGGGAGGGCACCAAGCTCGACATAATCACGGCGAATATAAAACTTGTCGCCGTTTTCAACGTGCGGCAGGTTAAGGATGTCCATTCCCATATTGGTGCTGAGCAAGCCACGATCAAACAGCGTCTGGATCATTGCTGACTTTTCGGCATTTGTCATATACTGGAGGCGATTGGAGCTCCACATAATCGCATTACTGCGAGAAATCTGCAAATTGCTGTATGTCATTGCCGTCATTGCTTGGCTGAGCTGGATTGCAAAAGGCTCAATTTTTCCCTCGTAGTATGCCGACCACTGATCGCCGACAGCCTTGTTTTGCAAAATTTCATCGTTTGTGCCGAAATAAGTGTACACACGATCTTGTATAGCTTTCATCTGCTGGGTATCAACGACTCTCGGCTGGCTGTCGACTTGCTTAATGTTGGTATACGTGTTCGGAAAAAGCAGCATTCCGCCGGAACTGCCGGAAAAATTTTCCTTTGAAAATCTTTCACGCTCCGCTTTTAAGTCTTTGGAATTTAGATAATTATTAAGCTGGGCGGTGAAGCGGAAACTTGAATTGTTCTTGATTCCCTCCCGAATGCCTTGATTTTGCATATCGAGTAGCTTCATCGTCGGGTCAAGAACTGAGTTACTTTCTCCCCTTAAGTCCGAACGATAGAGAAACTTGTTGATAATTCCGACTTGAGGTAGCTCAACCGCCGCTTTTTGACCGTTGCTAAAAGTAAACTTAACCCACAGTTCCGGACTGCCGGCAACATTGACAAACTCAACAAGCCTCGGATTTACCGGATAATATCCGGATATTTCGTCGAGCTCGTTAAGAATCGGAACAATGAAACAGGTGTTTTGCGTCTCATAAATCGTCGCTACCTTATACAAAAACTGCGCCGACGTCATCCACGGGTTAGGCTTATTGTTGAGCAGAGTTTTTATTCTTCCAAGATCCGCGCCCGTAACATCCGGCGACAGCTTTGAGACGTGATTTGCAAATGTATGGATGCAAGCTCGAGTTAACTCCATTTCGTAGACACCGCCGTCATAGGTCGTGTAGACGGGTGTATATCCGTCAAGCATTTTAAAATATCCCTTTACATTTGCTTTTTGATTTTTAGTTTTAAATATTTTTTCAAATAATCCCATTTGGAAACTCCTTTATGCTGCATTTTTGAGCTGTTCTCCAATGACTTCAAACCACTTTTGCCGGACAGTTAATGTGTCAAGTAAAGCAGCACAGCCGTCAATGTGACAGCGCTGTTCAATTTTAATAATGCGAACTCTGCGGCTTTCCGAATTTACTTTTAAAGCTGTGTTTAACAGATGCGCTTTAAGCAGGTTATTATCACCGATTCGCAGCTTTCCGTCACGCATCAAGCCCTCAGCTTCATAGATAACCGGTGTAAGATTTTCGCCTTGATAGACGTCGTCCATGTGGAAGCCGTAAGCCTTCATCTGCTGGATGAGGTACTGCGCAGAATAGCGGTCGTAACCTATCTGCAGCGGGTAAACGTGGTATTCTTCGACAAGTCTTACAAACCAATTAAAACAATCGTTATAATCGACGTAATTATCGCCTGAGAGCTTGATTAAACCTTGCTTTTCATAGATCTTATAAGGAACACCTTCGCGCTCTTGAAGCTCATCAATCTTGTTTCTCGGCATAAAAAATTGTGCAAAAACATACAGTCTACCGTCTTTTTCAATGATGATGCAGCAAGCCGTTAAGTCTGTTGTTTGAGAAAGGTCGATTCCGCCGACGCAATAACATTCTCTGAAGTCGTTCAGATCCAGCTTTTCACCCGTCAAAGCGTCGATAACTTCATATGGAAGCCACGCAACAGAGCTGTTCTGCTTTATGTTGCAATATTTCGTTAAGAATTCAGTCTTTTTACTAAGCGATTGCTCTGCAATGGCTATTTCTTCGCGGTAAAAATCCTCCGTGACACTGACTCCAAGGTTTGGATTGCTTTTCTTCAACTCTTCAAGATCATTCCACTTTTCAACATCGTCGATAATGTAGAGCAGGGGAAGGAGTCTCTTTTCGTTGCTGTTCCCGAGAAGAAATGCGGTTGAACGCTTCATCAGCTCGTCATATATACTGTCATTAACATATCCGGCGGTTGAAATAGAGAGAATCATCGGTTGTGTTCTGCTTCCGAGGGCGGATTTCATAACTTCGTACTGCTTTAACCCGGCGTCGCCTTGCCAGGCCGCAAGCTCGTCACAGACAACGAGCTGAGGGTTAAAACCGTCGCTTTTTTTAGCGTTAAAGGCAATCGGTTTTATTACCGTGTTGCTTTCGGAAATGTAAATGTCGCTTCGTCGTTTCCTTGCAAGCTCGGCGAGCTCCGGCTCAAGCTGGATCATCTGATAAAAGCCGTCATAAACGAGATTGGCTTGTTCGAGCTTCGGCGCAAGGCAATAGATTTCCTGTCCGTATTCGTCCTCAATATACGCCATATAGCTGATTATTGCCGAGGCAAAAAGCGATTTACCGTTTTTTCTTGCAATGACGATAAACACCTCACGAAAGATGCGTGTGCCGTTTTCGTCAACAATGCCGAACATTGCACTGACGGCCG